GTGGCGAAGATGGTTATTTTGTTAGAAAAAAAGATGTTGGAGTAATAGCTCAAGAGGTAGAAAAAGTTTTACCTGAAGCTGTTGCTCAAAGAAAAGATGGTATTAAAGCTGTAAAATATGATAGACTTACGTGTTTACTAATTGAAGCCGTTAAAGTATTATCTGATAAAGTAGAAAAATTAAGTAAGGAAAATAAATAATGGCTGTTCCTAGCAATCCTAAATTATCGGACATTCAAACAGAGTTTGGCGGATCTAATCCAATAGGACTTTCAGAATATTATTCTGGTGGACCTTTAGTTCCAGCAGCATCTCCTGCTCCAAATGGTCCTATACCAAGTTCAGGTCAAATATCTATGGGTCAATTTAGAGGAGCTGTAAAACAAACTTTTATAGATGCTTCAGGTGGAACAGAATCAATTTCTGGAGATTACAAAATTCATACATTTACAGGACCGGGTACTTTTACGGTTAATGCAACTGCAACTTCTCCTGCTGATAATGTAGTAGATTATTTAGTGGTAGCAGGAGGAGCAGGATCAGGTTTTGGCCAAACTGGAGATGGCGGAGGCGGTGGAGGAGCTGGAGGATTTAGAGAATCTGTCCCTAGTCCTGCTGCATGGACTGCAAGTCCACTAGCTAATCCAGGTAACGCTAGACCAGTAACAGCAACAGGTTATCCAATAACAGTTGGTAACGGTGGTGGTGGAGCTTCAGGCGGCAGTGCCGGCGGTGATGGCAATAATTCAACATTCAGCGATATAACATCCGAAGGTGGCGGAGGCGGAGGAGGAAGTAGATCTCCCTCTGCTGGTAGAAGTGGAGGATCCGGTGGCGGAGCCGGAGGACACTATGGTCCAGGTAGCGGCGGCTCTGGTAATTCACCTCCTGTATCACCACCTCAAGGTAGACCCGGTGGACCTCATCCAGGTGATGCTGGAGGAGGTGGCGGTGGAGCTACACAACCAGGACCTTCAACAAGTGGAGGAAACGGAGCAACTACAAGTATAAGTGCAAGTCCAGTAGTATATTCAGAAGGCGGTAATGGTGGCAGTGGTCCAACAAGCAATGGACCTGCAAACTCTGGAGATGGCGGAGGAACAGATTTCACAGGATCAGCAAGTGGTGGTTCAGGTATTGTTATATTAAGGTATAAGTATCAATAGGAGAATTTATTATGGCAAGTTTTGCAAAAATTAGTGAAGAAAATGAAGTAATGCAGGTACTGGCGTTAGACGATGTAAATTGTCAAAACGAAAATAACGTAGAAACTGAATCAGTAGGACAAGCATATTTAGAATTACACAATAACTGGCCTGCACATTTATGGATTCAAACTTCTTACAATACTAGAGCTAATAAATATTGGAATAATGATGGCACAGAACATTCTGATCACTCAAGAGCATTTAGAGGCAACTACGCATGTATTGGTTTTACGTGGGATTCTGCTAATGAAATATTTTGGCCTCCACAACCATATGCTTCATGGACTAAAAATACAACTACTGCGGAGTGGGATCCTCCTGTATCACAACCTTCATTAACTTCTGAACAACAAAGTCAAAACGATGCACAAACTCATAAGTGGTGGTACGATTGGAATGAAGAAAATCAAACTTGGGATTTGACAGACGCATTAGCTTAATATATTTATATATAAGGTTTTATGCAGAAGAAAGTATTAACAGAACAAGCTTTATATTTTGGCAAAGTAGAAATGCCAAAAAATTTTGAAATTGATAATAATAGATTAAGAGCTGATATTTTAGAGGCATGCATTCAAAACGGTGATTTTAAATTTTCTAAAGATTGGGATAAATTAAATACTTACATAAGAGACTACATAAAAGTAAAACACGATATTAAATTAGTTAACAAATTATCGTGGGGAAATGTATATAAACCTTTTGAAAATACTGGACCTTTATTAGAAGTAGATCCGGTAGACCTTAGACACTCACCTGACTTTATAATGTTATATGGTGTGCAAGTAAAAAACTGTTTTGTTAGAATTTTTTATGATGATAATAGACGTAAAGGAAGAAGTTGGGACATAGAAATTAAAGACAATGAATTTATAATTTTTCCTTCAAATAATACTTATACTGTATCAAATAAACAAAAAGATGATTCGTTAAATTTTATTCAAAATATAACATATGAATATCTCTAATCATTATTGGTGGTTTAAATCAGCAATACCCCCTAGAGTTTGCGATGATATTATTAGATATGCACTTCAAAAAAAAGAAACTAGGGGTTTAACAGCTGGCTATGACGATAAAAAATTAACTAGAAAAGATGTAAAAAATTTACAGAAAAAAAGAAAATCAGATCTTGTATGGTTAAATGACAATTGGATTTATAAAGAAGTTATACCTTATGTTAAAGCTGCAAATAAAATGGCCGGTTGGAATTATGAATGGGATTACTCTGAGCAGTGTCAGTTTACAAAATATAAATTAAATCAATATTACGATTGGCATTGTGATAGTTTGGATAAACCTTATAATAAACCAGATATTCCTAATGAACATGGTAAGATTAGAAAACTATCTATGACTTGTCAGTTAACAGATGGTTCAGAGTATGAAGGTGGAGAATTAGAATTTGATTTTAGAAATCACGATCCTGATAAAAAACCTAACATTAGAACATGTAAAGAAATATTACCAAAAGGATCTTTGATTGTATTTCCTAGTTTTCTGTGGCACAGAGTTAAACCAGTTACGAAAGGAATAAGATATTCATTAGTTATGTGGAGCCTTGGACATCCTTTTAAATGAAAATTTTAATAGTAGGGGGAGGTAGTGCAGGTTGGATGACTGCAGCTACATTACAATCACAATTACCTCAACATAAAATACATCTTATTGAATCTAAAAATATATCTACTGTTGGTGTAGGAGAAAGCACTCTAGGACAAATTAGAAGTTGGATGAGACTTCTTAAAATTAATGACAACGATTTTATAAAACATGTAGATGGTTCTTATAAATTAAGTATTAAATTTACAGATTTTTACAAAAAAGGAGAAGCTTTTCATTATCCTTTTGGTCTTCCTAATATGGAAGGCACTGAAAACGGTATAAACGATTGGTGGTTTAAAAAAATATTTAATCCAAATACTCCTAATTCTGATTATGCAGAATCTATGTTTCCACTACAAATGGCTTTTGTAAATAGTAAAAAATTTAACAAAAATACAAACGCATATGCTTATCATTTTGATGCAACTAAATTTGGTTTATGGCTTAAAAATAATTATTGTAAAAAAGTAAAACATATTGTTGATGATATTGTTTCAATTGAACAAGACGAAAACGGCATTAAATCTTTAAATAATAAGTATAAAGCAGATCTGTATATAGATTGTACTGGTTTTAAATCTTTGTTGTTAGATAAAACTCTAAAAGAACCTTTTGAATCATATTCTGATTTACTTCCAAATGACTCTGCTTGGGCAACAAAAATTCCTTTTAAAAATAAAAAGAAAGAATTAGTTTCATATACTAATTGTACCGCAATACAAAACGGTTGGGTTTGGAATATACCTTTGTGGTCTAGGATAGGAACAGGATACGTTTATTCAAGTAAATTTGTTTCTGACGAAGAAGCGTTAAAAGAATTTAAAAAGTATTTAGGTAAAGATAATTTAGAATTTAAAAATATAAAAATGAGAGTAGGTATTCATAATAGACTGTGGGTAAAAAACGTAGTGGCAATTGGCTTGTCTGCAGGTTTTATAGAACCATTAGAAAGTAATGGTCTTTTTTCAGTGCATGAATTTTTAATAAAACTATTAAGAAATATAAGAGGAGAAAACATATCTCAATGGGACAGAGATAATTTTAATTTTCAATGCAAACATTTGTTTAGAGAGTTTGCTGAATTTGTAGCGTTACACTATGCTTTATCTCAAAGAAACGATACTCCTTATTGGAAACATCTTTTAAATAAATCTTGGGAAGATTCATTAACAAATTTATTGCCAAAAGGTATAGATGGTTTTAGAAGTTTTGTAGCACAAAGAACATATGATTACAGGTTTTCTACTAATGGTGGGATGCACTGTATAGCTGCTGGAATGAATTGGTCTCCAACAGACTTAACAACTTTAATTGCTCTTAATTCTTTTGATATAGAACTTATTAAAAAAAGTTTTCAACGATGTATAAATAATTTAGATGAAAGAAAAAAGAAAAACAAAAAATTTATTAAAACAGAAAAAGATTTATTTACTGTTTTAAAAAACATACATAATGATTAAATGATAAAAGTTTTCAACAGTTGTGTGTCTCAAAAAAATTTAAAACATTTTGATAAATTAATAGATGACAAACAATTTCCTTTATTTTTAACAATAAAATCTGCTGTAGGTAAAAAATGCAATCCTACTTTTGAACACTGCGTTGTTAAAGTGCCAGAATTTAGAGAGGATCAATTTGGAATTAATTCTGGTTTTTATAATTTTTTTAAAAATATATTTGATGAGTTTTGTACTAAAAATAAAATTCAATACAGTGAGATATATAGATGTAGTGTAAACGTTACTATGGCAATTAATGAAGGTAAACTTAAATCCCACATTCATACTGATCATCCGTATGAACATAAAAGTCTATTGATATATTTAAATAGTCCTGATATTAAATCTAGAACTATATACATTGACAATAAAAAAAAGAAATATATCATAAATCCTAAAAGGAATAAAGGTGTACTTTGTGATGGATATAGACATTATTACTACTATCCTAAACACGGATATAGAATAGTCTTAATTTATACATTTATATGAGTTTTAAAAAAAATAAATATGCAGTTATTAAAGAAGCTATTAGTAATGATTTAGCTATTTTTTTATTTAATTATTTTTGTATGCAAAAACAAGTTTATGATACTTGTAGACAAGCAAGATACATATCTCCTTTTGAAAATATTATAGGTGAGTATGAACCTAATGATGGACAAATACCAAATACATATGCTCAATACGCTAATATAGCTATGGAAACTTTATTACTTAAATGTCAACCTAAAATGGAAAAAGTAACAGGATTAAAATTATACCCTGCTTATACTTATGCAAGAATATATAAAAAAGGTGATGTCCTTGAAAGACACAAAGATAGGTTTAGTTGTGAAATATCTACAACTATGAATTTAGGTGGCGATCCTTGGCCTATATATTTAAACCCTGATCCAAAAGCAGGTTATGTTTATGGTCCTAAAAAAGGTCTTCATCAAGTTCAACACTATAAACCTACTAAAGATAAAGGTGTTAAAGTAGATTTAAAACCAGGAGATATGCTAGTTTATTCTGGTTGCGATTTAGAACATTGGAGAAAAAAATTTAAAGGCACTGCATGTGCACAAGTTTTTTTACATTATAATAATTGTAATACACCGGGAGCTAAAGAAAATATGTTTGATAAACGTCGACATTTAGGTCTACCAACTTGGTTTAAAAAATGATGTATTATGAAAAAATTTATAAAGCTTTTATCTGAGCCTATTTTAGCTACTCTTGAACAAAAAGAAAAAGAAATTTGGGACGTAGAGGGTAGATTAAAAAATGCAAATCAACCTTTTAAATTCGATATAAGGCCATTAAAACAAGTTAATAATAAAGCGGAAAAGATAGGTTACTTTAAATCAAAATCTGATAAGATGGTTTTTGAAACTATTAATCAATGGGTTATATTTGATACCGAAGAATTAAATGAATATGTTAAATCTACAGATAAAAGAGATTTTAACATAGATGAATTACTAGATAATTTGTCTTGGAATTTAATATTAAATAAGTGATATAAGTCCGTATATACTAAAGACATATTTTATTGTAAAATAGGCTATGGCTTTAACAAAAATACCTTTTAGACCTGGATTTAACAAACAATTAACCGATACTCAGAATGAAAACAACTGGGTAGATGGGGATAATGTAAGATTTAGATATGGTCAACCTGAAAAGATAGGTGGTTGGGTACAGGAAACTTCTTCAGAATTAATTGGTATTTCAAGACAAATGCATACTTTTAGCGATTTAGATGGAAGAAAGTACAATGCTATTGGGACTAATAGATGTTTGTATGTTTATTACTCAGGTCAATTTTATGATATCACTCCCATAGATCCTGATAGACAACAAACTGGAGCTGACATAACTACAACTAATGGATCTGCGAGTGTGATTATAACTACAACCACAAGCCATAGTCTTAATATTGGAGATATATTAACTTTTGAAAATGCAGGATCTTTTACTTCACCCGATACAGATTACACCGCAACCGATTTTGATGATGTGTTGTTTGAAGTTAAAACAGTTCCTAGCTCAACAACTTTTACAATTGAAATGACTTCTGCGGAAACTGGTACAGGAGCGACGAACGACGGAACTTTAGATCCTTTACCTTATATTCAAATAGGAGGTTTAACTCAAACAGGAGGATTTGGTTGGGGTGCTAGTACTTGGGGTGCGAGTACCTGGGGGACTCCAAGATCATCCACAACAACTTTTTTAGATCCTGGATCATGGTCATTAGATAATTACGGTCAAATATTAATTGCAACTGTGAACAACGGACGATCGTTTAATTGGAACCCTATAGCTATTGATTCAAGTGCTCTTGAAACAAGAGCAACAAGTATTGCTAATAACCCTACCGCATCTGTAATGACAATTGTATCAGATAGAGATAGGCACTTATTTCATTTAGGAACCGAAACTACAATTGGTAATACTGCTACACAAGATAAAATGTTTATAAGATTTTCAAATCAAGAAGATCGAAATGATTATCAACCTACTTCAGTCAATACAGCAGGTACTTTTCAATTAGACTCAGGAACTCGAATAATAGGAGCAGTTCAAGGAAAAGATTATACTTTTGTAGGAACAGATACATCTGCTTATATTATGCAATTTGTTGGTCCACCTTTTACTTTTTCAATTAGACAAGTAGGATCTAACTGCGGTGTTATAGGTCAAAATGCAATGGTGTTTGTAGATACGACCGTTTACTGGATGTCCGATGAAGGAGGCTTTTTTGTTTATGATGGTTCTGTAAAAAGAATGTCTTGTCCTGTAGAAGATTTTGTATTTAAAACAACTGGAACTAATCCTGGATTAAATCAAAATGCTGGACAACAAGTATATGCTTCTCATAATAGTTTATTTAATGAAATAATTTGGTTTTATCCTGATGCTTCAAGTTCATTTGTAAACAAAATGGTTGCATATAATTATTTAGAACAAACTTGGGTCACAGGTACTCTAGCAAGATCTTCTTATGCAGATCAAGTTATATTTGATAAACCTTATGCAACTAAATTTGTAGAAAATAGTACACCTAATTTTCCAACAGTTAATGGAATTACTTCTGGCCAAGGGAAATCTATTTACTATGAACACGAAACAGGTGTAGATGAAGTAGATGTTAATGGAAATAAGACAGCTATTTCAGCATTTATTGAATCTGGAGATTTTGATTTAGATCAAGGAGGAGAAGGAGAATTTTTTATAAAAATAAGAAGGTTTGTTCCAGACTTTAAAGTATTACAAGGTAACGCTAAAGTAACAATGCAATTAAGAGATTATCCTTCTGATACACAATCAAGTTCGCCTTTAGGGCCATTTACAATAACAAGTTCTACTCAAAAAGTGGATACTAGAGCTAGAGCAAGACTAGCTGCTTTAAAAATTGAAAATGATTCGACTGATGAAAACTGGAGACTAGGTTTATTTAGATTTGACTTTCAACCAGACGGTAGAAGATAATGGCAAAAATTACAGTTTATATTCCAGAGCCTAAAGAACAGTATGAAGTTACCAACCAAAGACAATTAACAGCATCTTTAGAAACATTAAAGAACCAATTAAACTTTGCTTTTCAAGAAGAGCTAAAACAAGAAGTAGAAAGATTTACTTGGTTTAATACAAGGTACGGTTGCTAATGTCTCAAGGATGTAACAACGTTAACGTTG